AAAATGATAAAGATATGTTAAAGATTATAAAAGAAACAGAAAAAGAAGTTTACACAATGTATGATGAGGCCGTACAGGAAGAGAAACGTTGGGCAACTTATCTATTCAGTAAAGGTTCTATGATTGGGTTATCAGAAAAACTATTACATCAGTTTGTGGAATATATGGCCAATAGAAGAATGAAAGCAATTCAATTAACACCTGCTTATGACCAAAAGGCTAATCCATTACCTTGGACAGATCATTGGTTAAATAGTAGATCAACACAAAATGCTCCACAAGAAACAGAAATTGAAAGTTATGTAATTGGTGGAATCAAACAAGACGTTAAAAAAGATCAATTTAAATCGTTTAAACTATAATGATAGAAAAAAGACAAAAAACTTGTTCTAGTTGCGAAACTAAATATACAGTAGAATGGGATATTGAGGTACAAGACCTTGAGCCATTAACTTGTCCATTTTGTGGACGTGAGGTAGAGGAACTAGAAGATGATGAAGAAGAAATTTGGACAAACGAATCCGAAGACGATAATTGGAATTGATTATAGTTTAAATAGTCCTGCTGTATGTGTATCTACAAATGGTGGTACTTCATTTAGCGATTGTTACTTTTATTACTTGACTAGTAAAAAAAAGTATATAGGTAAAATGTTAGAGAATGTTATTGGTTATGAACATAAAGAATATAATGGTCCTATTGAAAGATTTAAAAACTTATCTGATTGGGTATTACATATACTTGATACACTCCATAAAAAACAAACAGACAAAGATATTTTTATTGAGGGATACTCATATGGTTCAAAAGGCCAAGCGATTTTTCAAATTGCTGAAAACGGTGGTATTCTTAAATACAGATTACAAAAAAGATATAATTGTAGAACGATTGTACCTAGTGTTATTAAAAAACACGCTACAGGCAAAGGTAATGCCGATAAAGAAAAAATGTATGAACAATTTACAAGAACACAAGGTGTTGATTTAATGAAAGTATTTGATGTACAAAAGCTAAACAACCCTATTACAGATATTGTAGATAGTTATTATATAATGAGAGCAGGTTATGAAGATAGCATTAGTAACAACATTTAACAAAAAACTTTACGAGTATTACGCTCATAGATTTATAGCGACTTATTGTTGGCCGTTTGATTGTTATATTTACCACGAAGGCTGGACACCAAAAATTCAATATGATCTTCCTCATATTAAGTATAGGGATATAAATGAAACAAATCCAGAATTAAAAGCTTTTATCCATAGAAATTTATCCAGAAATATTGATAGTCAATACGATAAAGATATTGTACCAACTACTGATTACAAAATGGACGCTATTAGATTTTGTTACAAGATATTTGCTAAGACACATCTAATGCTTGATTGTGATTATGATTATGTATTTTGGGTTGACGCTGATATAGTATTTAAAAAGACTATTACTGAACAAGAAGTAATAAATAAATTTTTACCACAAGACCAAAGTATATCTTTTATTGATAGACCTAGCTATTATAGTGAATGTGGCTTTGTAGGTTACAATCTTACAAAACCTGCCACAAAAAGGTTTATATATAATTTAAGAGAACACTATACAAAAGACTTATTGTTCCAAGAAAGAGAGTGGCATGATAGTTATGTTTGGGATTGTGTTAGAAAGAAATGGTTAATAGGTGAACCACAATATAATTTAGCACCAACTATTAGAAAGGTTGGTAATCCTTGGCCAGATACTCCAATGAGTGAGTATGCTGACCACTTAAAAGGTAAAAAACGAAAAGATGCAGGAGTGATGTTAAAATGAAAGCAGGTAAAATATGGGGTCAGACAGAATTGATCCATGCTAATGGAGTTTTAGAATTTCATAGAATAGAATATAAAAAGAATGTAGCTTGTTCTAAACATAAACACAGTTTTAAATGGAACGGTTTCTTTGTAGAGTCAGGCAAGATGATGGTAAAAGTCTGGCAAAAAGATTATGATTTAGTAGATGAAACAATATTAAACGCTGGTGATTTTATGAGAGTAAAACCTGGAGTATTTCATCAATTTATAGGATTAGAAGATGGTGTAGCATTTGAATTATATTGGGCAGAATTTGATCACAATGATATTCAAAGAGAATCAGTTGGTTCAAAAGTAAATGAAAACCCACAAGAACCTTTATTAGTTACGGGCTATAAGAATGATTAGAGTTTTTATAGGTTATGATGATAATGAAAAGGTGGCCTTTAGTGCATTAAGCCACAGTTTACTTAAACACTCAACACAACCTATAGCAATAACACCAATACGATTACAAAATATTAAAGATGTATTTGTAAGAGAAAGATTACCAATACAATCTACAGACTTTGCCTTTAGTAGATTTTTGGTACCTTATCTATGTAACTATTCAGGTCACGCTATCTTTATGGATTGTGATATGTTGGCTCGTGCTGATATATCTTTATTATGGCGACAAAGAACGACCAAGTATGCCGTTCAATGTGTACAACACGACTATACACCTAATAGTACCATTAAGTTTATGAATCAACCACAAACAGTTTACCCTAAAAAGAACTGGTCAAGTATGATGATCTTTAATAATGCCTTATGTAAAACACTAACACCAGATTATGTTAATAATGCTAGTGGTTTAGAACTTCATCAATTTAAATGGTTAGAAAGTGAAGACTTAATTGGTCATATAGATGTAGAATGGAATCATTTAGTTGGTGAATATGAATATAATTACGCCGCTAAATTAGTACATTTTACCGAAGGTGGTCCTTATTTTAAAAAATACAAAGATTGCCATTATAGTGAAGAATGGTTTGATACATTTAAAGAAACTACAAAGATTGATATGTAATGAAAACGATTGACGTTTATAGTAAAACAACTGCTAAAGGTGGATTTAAATATGATTTAATGAAGGCCTTTTATGATGGTGTTAATAAAATAAACGATAGTGAATGGCGAGCCAGATTAATAGAAGATTATAAAGTATCAGATGGCAATTACGCTTTTTGTTTTAATTATCAAAGAGATGTTCCTAGAAGTAGACCAGGTTTAGATTTAAGAAAAAATATTATAAAAAAATATGAACCACCATGTAGAATATTTTACTATGACAGTAATGTTTTAGTATCATATGAAAAAGTAAAACACCACCCTTTAACTTCATATGTAAGAATTGCTTTTGGTAATGTTTATCCAGATAAGGCAAAATACTTTAATCACTATCCATCACCAGACAGATGGAATATTATGAAAGAACGATTAAAGATAAATGTAAAAGATTATGATAAATCAGGCGATCAAATTTATATTTGTTGCAATAGAGGTAGTGGTGGTTATTCTGCCTTTGGTCAAAACGCTGCTCAATGGGCAATAGAAACAACACAGATATTAAGACAACACACAAAAAGGCCAATTGTAATCAGATTACATAGTGGTCAAGGTTATCCTACATTTAACGAAGATGTAAAAAGATTATATGATTTTGCTAATGGTAAAAAAGATATTTCAGTGCATAGTCCTAATAACAATTACCCTAGTTTATTAGATGAAGTTAGAAAAAGTTATGCTGTTGTTGTATTTACTTCTTCATCAGGAGCTCCTGCTGTGATTGAGGGTAAACCTTTATTTGTAACTCATCAATCAAGTTATCTATATCCTATGAATGCTGGCCATTTAACTAATATTGAAAATCCTAATTTAAATTTAGATAGAAATAAATTCTTATATGGTATAGGAGAGAGCCATTGGACTTTACAAGACATAGAAAACGGTTTATATTTTAAAAAGTTTTTGGAGAATACAATATGACAATAAAACCCATAACTGATCCTCGTTTAAAATACCCTAATAGTGAAAAGGCTATGAAAGCTTTAAATAATAAAACAGTTTGGCGTTGTGTAGATTGGGGTAAAGATAAGGCCGAAGAAAGATTTAAAAGAGGTAAAAACAGACACGATCCATACATTGTTAATATGGCATTAGGTACAAATGGTATCTATATGAATGATGATGATTTAGATTTAGAAAATGATGATAGACCTTGTGTGTTTAGAGGTTTAGGTAAATCACCACATATTCATAAGTGTATAGAAAAAGAAATACCTTTTATGTACATAGACACAGGTTATTTTGGTAATGGTTTAAGAAAACAATGGCATAGGGTTGCTCTTAATAATTTACAAACTTTAAATCATAGATCATTTGTAGAAGTAAATCATATATTA